GTCACGTCAGGGTAAGTTACCATCCGTCTACCTACGTCCAGCCGGCCGACTACTACAGGCCGAAGCGTCAGCGTCGAACGTCACCTGCTACCAGGCGCTCACTAAGCCGCCAGTAAGTTACCGACCGCTGCCGAAGCCATCGGCCAGCGCGTGAATGCCGGTCAGTGATGATGGGCGATGGATAACTTGGCGCATCCGGCAGGCCTCGCGCGTGTAATCGTCGCACCATGCCTAATTTGGCCTGATTTGGCCTGATTTGGAACAATGGGACACCCTTAGTACCGCTCTTACAGCCTTAAAACTAGGGGGGAACGGGGGTTACAGTAGGTCGAGCAGGGGGGGTTCGACCTTTTTTTACCCTGACCCCCACCCCTCGAGCCCTGGGTCCCCACGAGTTAACCCCTTCCCAACGCTTTTCGGATTTTGCGTTTGGATTGCGGTGTCGTGTGGTTTCGTGGAATGGGTCCCTCCGGGCTGTGTTTGTATGGGTCCCTCCGTGGTCTTTCGGATATTGATTGGGTCCCTCCGTCGCCGGGATGAGGTGTTGTGTATGGCAGCGTCTTTTGTTTCGACCACGAGCTGGATGGACGTGTTTCTGACGCGTGGGCCTCGGCCGTTGATGGTCGAGTGCAATGAGGCGTCCGGGCTTCCTTGGGTGATCGTTCCGCCGGATCAGGAGTTGGCGATGGCGGTCGTTGCCTTGGGCGGTGACCACTCGGGCCCGATTCCGGTCAGATTTTTTCCGGCGTCGGCTTTGGGTCGTGCGATCCCGGTTTTCGGGAAGGACATTACCCACATCCGCCTGATCCACATTGAGGGGTAGATTCGAGCTGTGTCGGCGCCGGTCCGGTTTGATCCGGTTTTGTCCGGTTTTGTCCGGTTTTGCTGTGTTTTGCCCCATTCCCCACGTCGACGTACGGAACGAACGGGATTCCGCAAGTCAATTCCGTACGCCGTGCTACACGCGATGTAGCACGGCGCCATGCCGGGTGTAGCCCCCGCAATTCCGTTCGCGCGTAGGTCGCAACACCGTTTCACCCACTTCTGGGCAATATTCCCAGATTTTGGGTAAATTAGCTTGACTTATACCGGAACGTGGTTCACACTTAGGTGAAGCTCATCTTATATCACCCGAGGGTTCATGCTGGATGGCGGGTCGCGAGAAGCTGACCGAGGAACAGGTCGCGGAGAAGAAGGCGATTTTCCGCAAGTGGAGCTCTGCGGTTACCCGCCCGGTGTTCGTTCAGACGCGGGATCGGTTCAAGCGGACGCGGCGTTGTTCGGTGCTGGAGGCTTTTCGGCTGGCGGACAAGGCGGTTTCCGCGTGGGTGCTGGCCGGCAAGCCCGAGCGATTCGATTTCGACAAGGCGGCGGATGCGCCGGTGGTCCAGACGGTCGAGGAGGAGCCTACGGCGTCCGGTGTTCCGGCCGCGGGGCTCCCGGACGTCTGGCTGCGGCTGGTGGCGGCGGCTGGGGACAAGCGCTGCACGAAGGCGACGGATCGGGAGTGGGTCGCCAGCGTCCTGCTGAAGGACCCGGAGGACATTGATCCGACGACGGTGCCGAGTGCGGCGGCGGTGGGCCTGCTCCAGTGGGCGCGGGCGAACCGCAGCGAGTTCTACAAGGATGTGTATGCCCGGGCGGCGCGGAGTGAATCGGCGGCGAGCGCGGGAGACGGCCTGACGGATGACGGCCAGAGCGTTGAAGAGATCATCAAGCACTTTATCGCATTGCGATCCGAGGGCGCCGTTCTACCACCTGGTTCCGAAGGGGTGGAAAGAGAACGCTCAGTGGCGGATCGACTTGATTCGGATGGGGTCGCGGTCGGCAGCAGCGGCGAATCTGCTGCGGACGATGTGTAAGCGCGATCCCCTGTTCTTTCTCAACTCGTTTGTGCTTTTGTACGAGCCCCGGACTGAGCCGCCGGAGGTTCGGCCGTTCAACACGTATCCGTATCAGGACCGCGCGATCCTCCTGAGCCTCGAGCGATTCGGCAAGACCGACATCGGGGTGGAGAAGTCGCGGGACATGGGGGCAAGTTGGCTGTTCCTGGCCCTGTTCCTGTGGCGGTGGCTCTTCTTCCCGATGGGCGACTACATGATCATGTCGCGCAAGGAGGAGGAGGTCGATTCGACCGAGAACCGCAAGGCGTTGATGGTGAAGCTGGATTTCATGCTGAGCCGTCTGCCGGGTTTCCTGAGGCCGCGGCGGTACACGCGAACGCGGCTGAAGCTGTCGAACGACGACAACGGCAGTGTGATCACCGGCTCATCGACGACGGGCGACGCGGGCCGTGGCGGGCGAAACACGGCCATCCTGATCGACGAGTTCGCGGCGTTCCAGTATGCGGACGGCTACGAGGCGCTGAGCTCGACGCAGTACAACACCCGGACCCGCATTTTCGTGAGTACGCCCAAGGGTGACAGCGGCGCGTACTACGATATGATGCACAACAATCCGAGCCTGTTGAAGCTGCGGTTTCACTGGTCGGAACACCCGGAGCAGTCGCGCGGGCTGTACACGACGGAGAAGGGCGAGCTCAAGATTCTGGACGAGGGGTACCCGTTCCCGGCGGACTACCCGTTCATCCTCGATGGCAAGCTGCGGAGCCCGTACTACGACGAGGAGGAGAAGCGCAGCCCGAGCCCGCAGTATCTGGCGCGTGAGCTCGACATCGACTATGGCGGGTCGAATACCCGGGTGTTCGATTCGTCGGTGCTGGATCGGCTGATTGTCAAGCACGCGACGCCGCCGGCTGAGCGGATTCCGCTTCGGCGGTTCCTGGGTGAAGAGCGCAGCCGGTCGATGCCCGAGGGGTTTTGGAATCGGGCGCAGGATGCCGAGATTCTGCTGTGGGCCAATCGCAACGACGAGGGCAAGCTGCCGGACGATCGGCTGTACGTGATGGGCTGCGACATCTCTGCGGGCACGGGCGCGTCGAACAGCGTGTTGAGCGTGTTCGACTGCAAGACGCGGCGGAAGGTGTTGAAGCTGATTCACAACCGGATCATGGCGACGGAGTTCGCCGATCTGGCGGTGGCGATCGCCCGATGGCTCGAGGGATCGAACGAGCAGGGCGCGTACATGATCTGGGAAGTCCGCGGGCCGGGTACGTCGTTCGGTCAGCGGGTGATCGACCTGGGCTACCGCAACGTCTACCACAAGACGAATGAGCGGAGCCTGAGTCGGAAAGAGACGGATACGCCCGGCTGGCACCCGACGCCGGAAAACAAGCTCGAGGTGATCGAGCGGTATCGGGATGCGTTGGCGGCTGAGTCGGTCATCAATCCGTCCGAAGATGCGTTGAACGAATGCCGTGAGTTCATCTACACGACGCACGGCGTGAAGCATAAGCGGGACGCGGATGCGGACGATCCGAGCGGGAAGAACCAGTTCCACGGCGACCAGGTGATTGCCGACGCGCTGGCGGTCTTCGCGATGGAGAAGGAGGTTCGGATCGTCCAGCAGCAGACGGCGAAGATCATCGTTCCGGGCAGTCGGCTGTGGCGCGATCAGGTGCTCGCGCAGCGGCAGAAGCAGGCGTTGGATTTCTGGTCGAGGCGGCGGGTGCGGGCATGCTGAAGTGGACGCTCGGGGATTGCACGCTGATTTGCGGGGATTCGTTGGAGGTGCTGCCGACGCTCCCCGACGCCTCGGTCGAAATGGTGTGGACCGATCCGCCGTATGGTAACAGCAACGCCGATGGCGATTTCCTCTCGCGGCGTCACCAGATCATGAAGGACGGGCGAGAGACGATCCAGCAAGCCATCGCCAACGATGACGCCGATTCAATGCGTCGCGTGGTCGACGCGGCATTGACCGAATGCGCCCGCATTCTCGTCCCCGACAGCTGCTGCTGCTGCTGCTGCTGCGGCGGCGGCCCAGCTCCGACGTTCGCATGGTTAGCCGAACGAATGAATCGAGGCGGGCTTTCGTTCTTTCATTCGGTGATATGGGACAAGCGAAACCCCGGCGTCGGGTGGCGATACCGGCGACAGCACGAGATGGTCATGGTGGCACACCGACGCGGCGGAAAGCTGCGTTGGCCCGATGGCAGCCAGACGCAGCCGAACATCATCAGTATGCCGAAGCCTCGCGGCGGAGAGCATCCGAACGAAAAGCCGGTCGCACTGGTCGAGCGGTTCGTGACGCTGCACACCGCAGAGGGCGACACCGTCCTCGACCCCTTCATGGGCTCCGGCACCACCGGCGTCGCCTGCGTCCGCACCGGTCGGCGTTTCATCGGGATTGAGAAAGAGCCCAAGTATTTCGAGATTGCGACGCGACGCATCACTGAGGCGTATGAGGCGCAGGCATTACTGGCGGGAGCCCCCGAATGATCGACATTCCGGCGATGGACCTGCACCGGATGGTGATGCAGCTCTGGATCAATGACCTGATCGAGATGGTGCACACGAACGGGATTCGTTGGCGATCATCCATGATCGACTAGCTGGTTTGTGTCTCATGGAACACGAGGACGTGATACGCAAGGGCGGGTGAGCCGCCCATAAAAACCGAGCAGGCAACTTCCGGGACGCCGGCCAGCGGACCTGAAGCGCGAGCCAGAAAACGACGGCAGTAGGGTGCCCTATCCATCCTGCTGTCGTTTTTTTATGAGCTCGCCTGCTCTGCGAACAACGGCGGACTGATCCGCCTTCAACGAAAGGAGAACGACATGCGGACTTACGGATTTGTGCTGGTGATGGCGCTGCTGGTGTGCCTGTCGGCGACGGGCTGTGCGCCCAACACCGAGCCGATGGAGCGGCTGGGCAATCGGGCGATCGACGAAATCATCGGGCCGGCGGTTCAGAAGTCGCTCGTCGAGCTGGGCACGCGCACCGGCACGATTCAGGGCGGCGTGCAGGGGATCGAGCCCGGTTACGAGGTGGTGGTCGAGGGCAAGATCGTCAACGGCTTCGAGGGCAAGGCCACGATCCGCGCCAAGGGCGTCGCCGGTCAGTTCACCGGGCACCTCCAGGGCGACAGCGATGCGGCCAGTTCCAAAGAGGACTCCGCACCGAATGAGTGACTACCTACCTGCCCGGACTGTGCCCGCACGATGCGCGGCGAACGTCCGGGCCAGGACCCTCCCCGCCGCGCGCACGGACCGCGCCGGCGGGTTTTTGAGGTTTCGTGAATGGCCCGACGCCGGATGTGCGGCCGCTGCAAGACGCTTGAGGCCAGCGTGAGGGTCAGAACCGACACCGGCAAAGCGACGGCGATGTGCGTCGCGTGCTGGGCCGCCTGGGAGCGTCGGGTCGGGCACCGGAACGACGGAACGCCCCGCGGGAACGTGGTGGTCGAAGCATTGGATTCAAAGTCGTGAACGGCCGGCTGCTGCAAGGTGCGTGGAACGTGATGGCGTGGTCCGCCTTCCTCCTCGCTGCGCTGGCCGCGTCAATGTCCGCATGCCTCATTGCGGGCACGTGGGGCTGTACCGAAGGCGCGATTCATCTTGAGGTGCACGCACCCGAGATTCCGCCGGAAGCGATCAAGCTCGCGGTCGAGCCGGGCGCCGTTCAGACGCACGTGGCGACAAGCCTTCCGGCGATCGAGATACCGCCCATCCCCGAAGGGCTGGTGAAGGTCGAAGGGCACGCGCCGGTGACGAACGACTTCGGCGCCGGGTGGGTGGCCGGCGGCGTGGTGGCGGTGGTGCTGACGGGTCTGGGTGTCTGGTGGTGGAGCCGGCGGCATGCCTGATGTGATGGAGTACACGACTGAACCCCGGAAGTCCGAACGCGAAAACGCGAGCGGGTCGATGTCGCGTCTCTACCGCGCGGTGGAGGTGGCCTATGAGGGCATGAGCACGTTCCGCGAGCGCCGCACCGAGATCATCAAGCAGATCGTCGGCGACAGCTACTCGAAGAACGGGACGCTCGAGCCCGTCCACCTGAACAAGATTCGGTTCGCGCTCTACGTCTACGCCCGGTATCTCGCGCCGAAGAATCCGCAGGGAATCGTGACGACGCGCTCGACGGCGCTCAAGAGCGGGGCGGCAGACCTCGAAGTGGCGCTCAACGATGTGTGCGAACGCATGAACCTCGGCCAGGTGCTCGAGGATGCGGTGATGGACGCACTCGTGGGCATGGCCGTGGTGAAGATCGGCCGCACGTCGTCGGAGAATTACCGGATCAACGGCTTTGAGGGCGGATCGTATCCGTACGCCTGCACGGTCGACCTCGACGATCTGGTGTTCGACTTCTACGCGAAGCGGTGGGAAGAGATCGAGTTCATCGGCAACTTCTACCGCCTGCCGCTCGAGGACCTGAAGGACAACGACGATTACGACCAGAGCGTGGTCAAGCGCCTCACGCGATCGGATCGGGAATCGCACAACAAGTCGGGCGAGGAAAAGGCGTCTGAAGTGTCGCGCGGCGGCAGCGAGCCGGACGAGTTCTATGACTACGTGGAGCTGTGCGACCTGTACCTGCCGCGGCAGAAGCGGATGATTACCGTTTCGCGGGAGTTCGACAAGAACCTGCCCCCGCTCCGCGATGAGCCGTACGTCGGGCATCCCGACGGCCCGTACCAGATTCTGTACTACAACAAGGTCCCCGGCCAGCTCCTTCCGCTCCCGCCCGCTTTGCAGTGGGCCGACCTGCACAAGCTGATGAACGAGCTGTTCCTGAAGCTGGGCGACCAGGCCCTGCGTCAGAAACAGGTGGGTGTCACGAACGCCCGCGCCGTCGAGGACGGCAAGCAGGTGCTCGAGGCCCGCGACGGCGAGTTCGTCGTCTCGGACAACCCCGGCTCGACCGTTCAGTTGTCGTTCGGCGGCGTGGACAACAACACGCTCGCGTTCACGACCTACTGCGACAGCCTGTTCAACAAGCTCCATGGCAACATCGAAGTGCTGGCCGGGCTGGGCCCGCAGTCGCCGACGCTCGGCCAGGACGAATTGATTTCCGCCGCGGCCAACAAGCTCGTGGTGGACATGCAGGAGCGCACGTTCCGGTTCACCGAGCGCGTGATGCGCTCGATCGCGTGGACGATCCTCACGGACCCGGCGATCCGGCTGCCGCTGCGCAAGCAGGTGGACGGCACGGATATCGAGGTTCCGTTCGAGTACACGCCCGAACGGCAGATGGGCGACATCATGGATTACAACATCCAGATTCACCCGTACTCGATGAAGTTCACTTCTCCGGCCGCGCGTCTGGCCGCCATGAACAGCTTTATGCAGGGCGTTGCGATCCCGCTTGCCGGTCTGATGCAGGAGCAGGGCGTCGTGTTCGACTGGCAGAAGTTCGTCGATCTGTGGTCGCAGTACCAGCAGATGCCAGAGATCAAGGACATCGTGAAGTACGCCCCGCAGGATCAGCAGGAGGCGGAGCGCGACGTGATGCGCAAGCCGCCCGTCACCAACCGGAATTACACCCGCCGAAACGTGAAGGCGTCCAGCCCAGAGGCGGAACGCCAGGAGTTGATGCAGGCGCTCTTGAGCCGTCGCGGCGGCCAGGGCGGATAAGGGGCTCAGTATGGACCCGTGGCGTTTGCTTGAGGTGGTGACGGCATTCTTTGGCACCGCGTCGCTGGCCGTGGCCGGATGGGCGCTGATTCGCGTGGTGACGATCAGCGAATCACTCGCACGGCTGGAAGCGCGCCACGAGGCGGAACGGGATGAAACGGTTCGAAGGTTCGATGAGCTGGTCGGCTGGTTGAAAGCGGTGGCCGATCGCCTCGACAGGTTCATTGAGAAGCGGGAGTGATGAACGACACGAAGGCTGTAGATCGACACTGCCCCGAGCACGGCACGTTCGAGGTGACTGTGAAGTGGGGTTCGGACGCGACGTTTGCCAAGCACCCGTGCCCGACGTGCGGGCGCAAGTGCGGACGGCCGCGGATCGAAACCGGCAACGAGTTGCCGATGACGCAGCTTCCGGGCACCTGGCCGCAGACGTCCTTCTTCGGGGGTGTGCACCCGAGCCAGGTGAACGAGCTGCGTGAACATCTCAGGAAGCATGGCGTCAACGCGGAAGTGCTGCCCAGCGGTGACGTCAAGTTCACGAGTCGCGGGCAGCGAAGGGCGTACCTGCGAGCGAGGGGGATGGTAGACCTCGACGGCGGGTACAGCGACTAAGCGCCGAGCACAGGAGAACACGATGTCCGACGAAACGACCACGATCGACGCACCGAGCACTCCGCCGACCGATGCACCGGCGACCGCACAGACGGACGCGAACGGCAGCACCGGCGGGCTCGATCCCGATTGGGATGATATTCCCGATGCCCCGGCGCCCGAAAAGCCGGCGGCATCGACGAACGATACGCCAGCCGCGGATGCAGGCGATTCCCGCGGCGAATCCAAGGCGAGTTCCGAATCGTCGCCGGCCGACGACGGGTTCGACGCATCGCTGATGGATCATGCCAAGGCCGCAGGCTTCACCGAAGAGGAAGCCCGCGCGTTCGGCAGTCCGGTCAATCTTCAGAAAGCCCTGATCGCGTTCGATCGCGCCGTGATCGGCGTAGCCCGCCAGCAGTCGTCCGAGACGACGCAGCAGGCCACAACGCCGAGCAGCACTGCCCCGAACGCATCGGCGCAGCAGACGCCCGCGCCGAACGCCGAGTTCAACCCGAAGGAGCTGGGTCTGCCGGACGACCTGGACCCCGAGGTGATTACGGCGTTCAAGAACCTGCATTCGCAGTTCGCTTCACAGCGGGAGGCGGATCGCAAGGAGCTCGATGCGCTGCGTCAGGGGTATCAGCTCATCACTCAGCAGTTGCAGGCGCAGACCCGAGTGGCCGACCTGCAATTCGCGGCGCAAACCATCCAGTCGATGGGCGACGAATACAAGTCGCTGCTCGAAGGGAAGGAGGCGCAGGCGAAGCTCGAGGAGGTGGTCGAGACCGCGTACGCGCTCAAGCAGGGCTACGAGCGCCGGGGGATCGCTCTCCCGGACGCGACGACGCTGGTGAAACGGGCCATCGGCTCGGTGTTTCAAGACAAGGTTTTGGAAATCGCGAAGGCGCGGACCGCGCGTGCGGTGGCGCAGCGGAAGAAGGGCGACAGCTCTCCGCCGACGCACCGCAAGCCGAAAGAGACGGGCGATCCTCTCGAGGATGCCCGCAGGGCCGCTCGCAGCAAGCTCCTGGAGTTCGGCGTGAAAACCGACGCTCCGGAGGCCGACGACGAGTGGTGAGGCGACGCGTTCCGGTCTGACGCACTCCGCTCAGATATGGAGTCAATGAGATGCCTTTGACTGTTGAGCAGATTGATGACCTGACCGCGAGCACGCTTCCGCATCTGACGAAGCGGAACCTCGCGCAGATGGCTCAGACCTTTCAGAATTACGAGATCCTGAGCAAGTGGTTCACGAAGGAAAAGGTGCAGAAGAAGGGCGGGCACTCCATCGAGATGCGCTTGATGGATCAGCTCCCCGACTCGGCCGCGCACATCACGATCGACCAGTCGGACAACCCGACGATCGCGAAGCTGCTGGACAAGATGACCATTCCGTGGCGTCACTTCCAGAGCTACTACGCCTGGTACATCGAAGAGATTCTGATGAACTCGGGCGAGAGCGAGATCGTCGATCTGCTGAGCGCGCGGCGCGACGCATCGAAGATCAGGACGGCCGAAGTGCTCGAGATCAAGGCGTGGGCGTGCCCCGTCGCCGCGAACAAGGTCGATCCGTACGGCGTGCCGTACTGGATCGTGAAAAACGCCGTCGAGGGCTTCAACGGCGGTCTGCCGGCAGATCACACCACGATCGCCGGGCTCGACCTCGACGAGCATCCCAACTTCAAAAACTACACGGGCACGTACACATCCATTAGCGCCAGCGACCTGATTCGCAAACTGCGGAAGGCGATGGATCAGACGGCGTTCAAGAGCCCGATCGGCAAGGACGAGTTCTACGGGATGAAGGGCAAGAGCTGGCGCCTGTACACCAACCTCGAAACGAAGCTGGCGATCGAGGACCTGGCCCGGGCGCAGAACGAGAACCTGGGCGCCGACCTCGCCGCGATGGACGGCCAGACCACGGTGCGCGGCAACGCGCTGATGCGGGCCAACCCGCTCGACAGCGACACCCAGAACCCGATCTACGGGATCAATCACAACACCTTCAAGGTGGTGACGCTCCAGGGTGCGTTCTTCCGCGACAGCGGCCAGATGGTGGTTCCGACCAACCATCGCGCCCGCGTGGTCTACAACGATACCACGTACAACTACATGTGCATGAACCGTCGCCACAACTTCGTGCTCTACCAAGCCTGATCCGCACGGGAGTGAAATCGCGTTCGAGTGATACGACCAGGGGAAGCTGAAAGAAGCATACGGAGATTTGAACGATGTCTCACATTCTCGAGTATCAGGGATACAACGACCAGGACGGGCCGAGCCCGCGCATCTGGGGCAACCTGCCTCAGTCGGAGATCGATTCGCGTCCGGGTCGGATCATCCACATTTTCGATCGGTTCGACACGCTCGGGCCGCACGCCTCGGCGAGCGGCGCCACGGTGACAGAGAAGAACGGCCCGTGGAGCACCTTCATCTCGCAGGGCGGCTCGATCACTGCGGCCAGCGCCAGCGTTCCCGGCGGCGGCATCACGGTGTCGGCGGACGGCGACAACGAGGGCGTCGTGCTGACGCGGTGGCTGCCGCTCTTCAAGATCGCGTACGGCGGCAAGCCGTTCTGGTTCGAGGCGCGGGTGAAGTCGAGCACGGTGGCCAACACCAAGCACGGCATTTTCGTGGGCATGATCAACGCGATCACGCCGAGCGCGACCGTGCCCATCGCGGCGGACGGCACGCTGGCCGACCAGAACCTGGTCGGCTTCCATCGCCTCGAGGGCGACGGGGACGCCATCGACACGGTGTACAAGGCGAACGGCGTCACTCAGGTGACGGTCAAGGCCGACGCGATCGCGCTGGCCGCTGACACGTACGTGAAGCTCGGGATGTACTTCGACGGGACGACGCTGTTCTTCTTCAAGGACGGCGTGCTCCTGCCGGATTCCAAGGTCATCCCGTCGGCGGCGGGGACCGACTTCCCGAACGATGTCACGCTGTCGCCCGTGTTCGCCGTGCTCAACGCTACGGGCACGGACCCGGGCAGCGCCACGTTCCAGTGGGTGCGGGTCGCACAGCTCCTCTGATCCTTGTGTTCCGGTGCGG